TACATTCTTTGCAGCACTGGACAAGACAGAAGATTCACTTGATTCTTCAATCAATGCTTCTGTTGCTGTCCCCTTGGTTGCCATTGGTTCAATCAGCTTGGCACCCAATGCCTTCATTTGTTCTTCCTTGTGCTTCATTGCTTCCGCTGCAATCCCGTTGGCTTCTGTGTGAAGCAACTTGGCATCCGCGTCCTTGGGCAATGGGATTGCAGACCGGGACCCAAGCTTGACCCCATCTTTGAAGTTTTTGTCCACCCATTCTTGTTGAAGCCCGGTCAAAACCAATGTGTCCTGTCCGGTAATAAAGACCCCTTCTTCATAATCCGCTGAATTGCGATAATGTGCCACATTCAGGTTGGCAAGGTCAAGCAAAGGGGCTTTGTCAATACATGGTTCATTGTTCACAGCCCCCACAAATTCAAATGGGATTCTGTCAAGGGGTTGCCCCCTGTGGTCCTGAAGGACAACCGGGAAACCTTCAACAATTGCGAAGTCTTCCCCATCAATGGGTTTTTCAAGCTTTTTCCACAGTGTCACCACCGCCGCAAATTGGGTGCTTTCCTCATTCACTGGCATCAAGCGAATTTCCCGCCAACGGGGTTCTTTCTTAAATTCAAAACCGTCATCTTCAACAATAGTGGATTCTTCAATCACAACCAAGGAAAGCAGGGTTTCACCACCAACCGCAGTCACACGCCAATTGATGATTTGTTCCGGTTGAATGAGAATCACACGCGGGCGGATTCGTAAAGTTTCAATGTCTTCCTTGGTGGTTGCATCCCCAGTTGCCGGGAAGTCAGACAAAAGCCCGCAGTGACCTTTGCCAACTGTTGCCTTTAACGTTGCCTTGGCTTGCTGTTCAAGGGGTGTCCCAGCACCGTCAATGTCTGCTTCATATCGTTCAACATCACCGGGCAAGTCTGATTCTGAGTCCTTGCTAAAGACTTGACCAACAAGACCGTCAAGGGTCCGTCCGGTCACATTGTAGAAGACCGCCCGTTGCACATATGCTTTGAACCGCTTCTTGCTATACTCGCTGTCAAGTTCCGCTGTGGGGTTTGGCAAATAGAGTTCCTTTGCCTTCTTGATGGTTTCTTCCCCGGCAACACAGTCAGAAATCAGTTTCCAACTCTTTTGGTTGTCTGAAACTTCTTTGCGTTTATGGTCAACTTTTGGCATAAAGGCAAAATCAGAGTTTTTGGCGGGAAATGCAAGTTTCTTGTTTTTGGGGCTTGACGGGTAAACGAAAAACGTTTTTTGTTTGTTAAATGAAAAACAAAATCACACCTAAAATAGATGACACCGTCAAAATATTCACCCATTACATAAAATCAAAATGAGCTTATCCGAATCAATCACCCTCTGTGCCGCCTTGTTTTATGGGTCTGCATTCCTTGCCGCTTACATTGTGTATAACTTGCCGGAGTGGAAATTCCAACGGGCATTGCGCAAGCTTGGCAAAACATTAGACAAACGCACCCCCAAGAAATCATAAATTATGGACCCAAATAAAACACCATTCAACCCCAACAAACACATTGCCGTTGTCTGTGCCCACAAAGGCATTGATATGAGCAAGACCGGACGCAATGCCCCGTGCCCCTGTGAGTCCGGCAAGAAGTTCAAAAAGTGCTGTATTGACCAAACCCCTAAAAACATCTGCTTGCGCTTTGCACGGGCGGACCGGGACTTCCACATTACCAACTTGAATGGGGACTTCCAACACGCACGGAAGCTTGCAGAACAACACAATCAGTTGTTGGCGGTCCTGAAGTTGCTGGACAATGCCACATTCAAAGATTTCACCCCCTTTGAAGTCCAATAATGAACTACCTTAATTTACAGCTATTCAAGGCCCTTGTGGGTCTTCAGGGCGACGGTTCAGATGTTTATGAACTGCTTGAGGGTGACTTGCACCCACGCGGGGACATCCGGGATTGTGTGGGTGATGACATCATTGCCACATATGAAGCTTGGGCAAGGGAACAACAAGAGGTTTATCAAGTAAACAAAGGATCCAAGGCTTGCTTCTGTGATGATGGAAAACACTTCTTTCATTGGATGCAAGTGACTGAATACCCAGATGACCGGGAAGAACATGACTTTCTTGATTGGGAATACCTGAATGATGATTGGGGGGACAGGTGAACCAAGGAATTTGCCAGTGTGAAGAACCCACCGTTGCCCGGAATGCCCTTGCGGAAGTGACAAGAAGTTTAAAAAGTGCTGCCTTAGATGATTCAAAAGAAGCGAGAAAACCCACACGGTTGTTTGTTCCGTGTGGGCTTTTTTGTGACTAGGTTGCAAACTGGACACCAATGGTTTCCACATAGTCCGGCCGTGCATCCAAAACCATATATCTCGCCTCGTCGAATACATGATCAATCGCGGTGGTCTCAACGTCATCTGGGTCTTTTTCTGATCTTGGCAAAACTGGAACCGTGTTAATAAACGCTTTGCAATTTCGCATGACAAACAACCCCGGCCCTTCCCGCTTAACTGAGTTTTCCAACATATCCCGCATCAACTGAAGGCCATTCTTGCGGCTCCCCTTCTTCTTGTCCGACCGGGTCCACGTTATACCCTCTTCCTGCATGATCGAAGCAATTGAACCACTTTCGGCTTCATTTACATCATAAATCTGATTGTCAGCCGGGCCGGGTGTGACAACATTTTGCACCCAACCCAACAAAAGTAGGTTTTCACAGGTCTCTTTGACACGCTTTGCCACGTCCCGAGCTGACAGCTTCAAGCCTTTGTTGTGCCCGTAAAGATCAACACCCCCATGCGGGTTCTTCCGGGCTTCAGCCCCATATACTTCCCCAAACCGGATAAGTGACCCTTTTGGAAAACAAAGTGTTTTGCCATCAACCTCGATTTCCTCACCATTGGAAATGCCCCAAAACCCAACCGAAAACGGGTGAGAAGATCCCCAGTCAAACGAGCGCCGGGTCTTCCAATTCGCCGGGACCGGGAACCTTGGAACAATGTGCACACCACTTTCCCAAATGTCGTCAATTGCCCCACCCGCTGTGACATCCCAATCCCCTTCAAGCCAAGCTTTGCGTTTGTTGGGATCTGTGATGTTTTCAAGGTCTGCAATATATTCGGGGGCAAGATACCTGTTTTCTTTGTAAGAACTGAACAACCGGACCTGTGTTTTGATGACATCCAATTCCATTTGTGTCCGGGGATTGAAGACCTTTGTGGTGTTGCGCACTACCTTGCCCGCCGGTGCCACGTCAACGAATCGCGTCTTAACCCAGTTGTGCCCCGCTCCACTTGGGTTTGTGGTGCTGAAAACCATTAAAGGAATCTCTGGCAAAGGGTTCTCTGGGTCTGGGCTGTGTTCTTCTGGGATGAATGATGAACGGTTGCAGGACATCATCAAATCATAGCATTCCGAGGTTGCCCACTGCGATAATTCGTTAAAACCCAAAAATGCAAACTCTTGTCCGTGAAATTTATCATAATCCCCCGGCTTCTCCATCACACGCAAAAGCAGTTCTTCCCCGGAGGGCCAAACCCACTTGTAAGATGATTGGGAAGCAAGGAACTTGGCACCATCTTTGAACTTGGGGAACCAACGCTTGGTCCGGGCAACAATGTCATCCAGTGATTTGTATGACCGCCCGATGATGACACCACGCCAGAAAGAGCCGTATCCCTGCCCCACATGCCGCCTGAACCGCATAATTTGAACGTCCGTCTTACCACCGCCTCGGGTCCCATCAACCATGATGTGGTTCACCGGGGCGGATAATGCCAAACACTGTGACCCCGGCAAGGGCTTCCAGATGACTTTATTTTGCGGGCGATTGGGCATAAATCACAACCAGTAAATTAATTTCGTTCATTCCTCTCTCATAATATATCTAGGCGTTAGCCTCTTCCAGTTCCTTCGGGATGCTTCGGGATTGATTTGTCGTGGAGCCAGTCGCTCGCTTTTCGGAATCCGAATATCCACGCGATCTCCGAAAGAGGATGCGCAAGAAGATTATGGATCGACCATCGGAAGTGGTCACTGCTCGCGGCACGAACCTTTCGGCATATCCCGTTTAGCGAGCATCGAGAACAACCACGAAGGCTAATTAATTCCTTTCGCTCATCCCTCGCTTCACTCATCACACACCTCCACGTTGGGCGAAAGCTCCACCAACACTTTTGCAATGCGCTCAAGCTCGTCATCCGACAGCGTTTTTACAGCCCCGAATTTCCAGTTTCGAAACCGCATGTAATCGACCTCTGCCGCAAGGCAGACACCTTTTGCGTTCAAGAGGGGTAGCCTTTCGGCTAGCCCCTCAGATGTAAGTTTCGTAGCCATTAAGCGAGAGGTTGACGTGCAGCAACAACAGCCATGGACATCTTTACTTCATCAGCAGAAAAGAATTTGCGATTGTCAGTTTCGGCGGAGCACTCAAACAATGCGGAACCACCGAAAATTAGCTCACTGCTCTTAGTCTTCTCAAAGAGAGCAGCATTTTCATCTATATTAAGGTCAGACACTTCAAGCACGTTTTCTGGCAAGTCTCCGGAATTAACATCTGCATAAAAGCCGATAAATTTTGAATTGGATAATTCTTCTAAAACTTTGATCTTATTTTCGCGTGTTATGTTCATTTTTATATTTCTCGTTTCGTTGTGTTGTCATTGGGTTTGTCCCTCTGATCTACACACAATCTAAACACAAAAGTTTATGTGTCAACCCCTAATTTAAACTTTTTTGTTTATTTATCACGGTAGGCATTTCGGGACAATCCCAGAGGCCGAGCCATTTGCACTAGCCATCGAGGTCATTCGTGACACCCAACCCGCCCCATTCACAAGCCAAATCACTCAGAGTCGGCTTTTTTGTGCCCTTTAAGCGCCTCTTGCTGTCTGACTGCGTCTTTCTCCCAATCATTGAGGCTAGAGCCACCTGTGGGCACTAGCATCACCCCACCGCCGTGTTTGAGGTTCACTTCGTCCGGCTCATTGTGTCCTGCCATTTTATTGTCAATCTCAACAGCCGCGAGTTTGGAAGGCACCCTGAAGGTTGTACTTATGTGGTCACCTTCGCCATTGTAGCGCCGGGTCACTGATTCAATCAGGTCTGCATTCGTGTCCCCTGCATCGTCTGGGTCAATCGCGATTGGGTTGACCCGGGCCACACGGGCAAGGAACTCCCGCTTTTCTTGCCGGGACAGGGTGGTTGCTGTTTCTGTGTTCCTTTGAAGCCGGGCAATTTCCGCTTTGATGTGTGGTTGCTTTTCAAGGTCTTGGTAACTTGACCGGGCTGAGTCCTTAGATCCACAACGGGGGTATGCCTCCAAATAACAATCAATTTTAGTCATTTCACCCCCTGCCCGGTTTGCACAATAAATGCTTTGGGATTTTGTGAGTTTTTTGAGTTTATCCGCCATAGGTTAAGAATGAATGAACAGTAAGGGATTCTGCAACCCCAAAATTTTACACCTCACACCAAGGGGTTTTTCTGTTAACCCCAAAAATGAAGATATAAATTTACAAAGGACCCCGGACAGACAGACAGAGAAAAATAACAATAATGTAATGTGTGCGGTAAAAACACTTTTTCTTTCTTTCCCCCTTTTTTCCATTTTCCTACATGTTCTTAATGTTATTTTTCTCTGTCTGTCTGTCCACAACTTCAAAAATAAACAAATCTCTAATTTATAACTTCAAATTTGCAGTTAAAAAGGAAACCTGAGTAAATAGCCCAACTTTTTAGGGTTTTATGTATAAAAGGTTGTTGACATATAAAAAAAACTGTTACATAAAAAAGGTTTATGAATAGACATGACTCCAAATTCCCCACACACCCAATGGTTCGGAAAGTCCCCGAAGAATTGAGGCATTTTTTCAGTATGTCCCAAGACGGTAAAACAATCCTTTGGGAGTTTAACACGGTACAAAAGGGTGGGCACCTACTAATTTCACCGAGGATGGCATCGCGGGAAGGGGAACCCGCTGGGTGTCTCACCAAGCACCCGAAAGGGCATTCAAGAGCTGGTGAGCCCGCTTGGCTGAAAATTTATTTGTTCGGTGATATTCTGAGAGGTGCAGAGGTTGCTTATTGTTTGCAAACGGGCGATGAGGTCCCTCATGACTGCAAAGTTGCCTGCCGCGATGGTGACCCAACAAACAACAACATAAAAAACCTAGTAGTCATTAAAAAAATATGATCACAACACCCCGATTCTTTGGTGGCGACGCCAGCCACCTATTCAAGCACGTCGAACCCCTACCTTGTGCAAATTTCAAGGAGTTCTTTGACACGCAACTACGCGCACCCATCCGGTCACAGCACACCGCCGCCGAATTCACCGCGATGAGTGAAGCAGGCAAGAAACAGGTCAAGTTTGTGCGCTACTTCACACCGTCGAGTTTTGCTGAAAAGAGCAAAGGCGGGTATCTAAAAAACAATGCCAATGTCAAAGCAGTAAACCTGCTCTGTCTGGACATTGACCCGGAGAAGGTCAAAGATCCAGAAACAGGCAAATGGGTTGAGACTGGGGACTACCCCGCCGCCCGACTGATCAAAAACCCTCAAAGATTGCGCGAAGCATTGGATGGCCTCAATTTTGCACTTTACACCACCATCAACCACACACCGGAAGCCGCCCGCGCCCGGCTGGTTGTCGAAGCGGACAACCTGCCCCCAGAACACTACGCTGAAGCGGTGAACCACATAGCCGCGCTGATTGGCCTGCCATCTGTCACCACTGAATCAAAAACGATCTCACAAGCGATGTTTAGACCCACCATCTTTGCAGACACGGACTTGAACTTTAACCACCCAGTGGTTGACTATTTTTGCAAAGGCACCGCGTTTGACCCATCTGTCTTAGTTGGTATCGGTGCAACAACAACGAAGCCAGGCAAACCACCGAAACAGGCAAGCACCGACTTTTTTGACGGCATCGAGTACTTGAAACAGTCCGTTTACGGTGTGGAACTCAAAGATGCAAAAGAGGCCATTTCTGCACTGTCACCGGACTGCTCACAAGACGACTGGATACGCTGCGCTATGGCACTGCGCCACCAATTCCCAAGCCAAGATGAAGAAGCTTTTGCGCTGTTTGATTCTTGGAGTTCCGAAGGCCGGACGTATGAGGGGGAGGAAAAGACGCGCTACCGGTGGGATCACACGAGCGCCACACCCTCAAATCGGCTGCCAACCACCATGAGAACCATTTTCAAGCTCGCTAAAGAAGCAGGCTGGGACTGTGCCGAAACGAATCAGAAGCTTTTCGCTCGCCTCACCACTTGGCTGAAAGGCTGCACCACGCTTGAAGACCTACTTGACCGGGGGTTTGAAAAAATTGTAGTCAGTCCCCTGCTTGGGTCTGCCTATGAAACGCCACTGATTGACACTGTCAAAAAACAGGCAAAATCTGTTTTTGGGTTCACCTACTCTGTTGCCGAGCTGAAAAAACACCTGAAAACTCTACAGTCCGAAGCCAAAGAAAAACAAAGGCAAAAAGACAGCGAAGAGAAGCCAACCCCACTTTGGGCAAGAGGGCTTGTCTATCTTTCCGGTCTTGAGCGTGTCTATCGCACCGAGACTTGTGAGGTGCTAACCAAAAGCTCTTTTGACTCGTCATACGGCGTCAAACTACTCCCCAACGCGCAAGAGTTACAGGAGCGCGGTGACACATCATTACAGGCCAAACTTACTCCTATTGTGCGCCCGCAAGACTACATTCTCAATGAGTTAGAGATCCCGCGTGTTTATGACCTGACCTATGACCCAGCCAACCCAGATGATGTCATCGTCGTTAAAGGCAAAAAGCGGTTTGTGAACACCTATACAAAGAGCTATGCCAAGGCGGATCGCAAAACAGCCGACGAAGCCGGGCGGGTGATTTTAAAGCACGCTGCACTACTGATTGCCGAGCCGGAGCACCAGCGCCGGCTGATTGATTTCATCGCGTTCATGGTCCAAAACCCCGGCAAAAAGGTTCGCTGGGCATTCCTAATCCAGTCGGCACAAGGCAATGGTAAAGGCTTACTGGCAAAGGCGCTTCGTGGTGTGTTTGGCCGGGGCAACATCAAAACGGTGGACCCGGAAGCAATTTTTAGCCCATTCAATGACTGGGCAGTTGGCACCCAGCTTTCAATTCTAAATGAGATCCGCGTCACTGGGCACAGCCGCCATGATGTGATGAATAAACTCAAAGAGCCAATCTCAGACGACCACGTCTCTATAAACCAGAAATTTAAACCAAACGAAGAGTTTGAAAACGTTACTAATTACTTGATTTTTACAAACCACAAAGACGCCATCGCGGTGGAGCAAAGGGAGAGAAGATATTTTGTTGTGTTCTCCCCAATCCAAACGGAGAAAGACACTGATAGGCTCATGGAGTCCGGCGCACTTGAGCCACTACAAAAACTCGTTGACTCTGCCCAGTTCGGTGGCTTGCGGGCGTTTTTTGAGGACTGGGAACTTTCCCCCAGGTTTTGCCCCGACTCACCCCCACCAAAAACGGAATACTTTTACCAAATGGCGGACCACTCAAAAACGGACATTGAAAAGCTTCTTGAAGGTGTGCTTGAAGAAGGGCAAGAACCGCTTGTTCAATCAGACATAATTTCTTCAAGTCAACTGTTGCGGATGCTTGAGAGTGAAACCAATCAAAAGATTAGCCCCAAAGTATTGGGCTCAATCCTAATCAACAAAGGCTTCAAGCGGCATTCCCGGTTGTCCATCCTTGGTGTGAAGCATCAAGTGTGGGTTGACCCGGATTCAGCGGTTGCAGACCTGAATGTTGCCAAAATTCTTGAAAAACGCATCACCTTACATGGGGAAGAACTTCTTTAATATGAAAAACCAAACACACAAACAATGCCAAGCGGACCCAACAATCAAGACGGTTGCAGTCTGCTTCGACCAAGAGAATGGCAAGGGGAAAAGCTACACATACAAAACCCGCCTGAAGCTGAAAAAAGGGGACTTGTGCAACGTCAAGACCCCAAGGGGTGTCATTGTGGTCCGGGTTGTCACTGTCCACAAGGAAGCCCAAGTCAGTGAAGTTGCAGATTTTGAACTGAAGTGGATTGCAAGCAAAGTGGACATGCAAGCAATCCGCGCCGGGGAAAAAGAAGACCGGGACTTTGCCAAAGCAAAGCTAAGCCTGAAAGAATCACTTGGGGACCTTTTCTAGTATGACCAAGAAGCACAGAAAGCCTATATTGCGGCAAGGTGTCAAAGGTCTGCCCAATCACGCGCAACAACGCTTCCGGCAACGATACGGGCGGGAAGTGTCACAAAGGCAAATGCGAGCCCTTGTTGAACTAGCAGAGTTGGACAAGTGCAAAGCCAAGACACATGACAACAACGGGAATGTGAAAGTCATTGTCCGGGTTGGGGCTGAACTGTTCCACTTCGTTTACTGCCATGCCAATCTTAAAATTATAACTTTCTTACCTACCAAATAAAAACCATTTTAGGGGTTGACCCTTAAACAAAAACCGTTTTCTGTTTGCATTGTTCAACAAAGAACAGAAATTCAAACCACCAAAAATTGAGAAATCCAAAATATGACAGAACCACTAAACAACACCACAATTATCTTAACCCCACTTGCGCAAATTGCGGACAAGTATGACCAACTTTGCAATTCCCTTAGTCTTACACCACGTAACAGAACTTCCCTAATTATGGACATGGCTTCTGTTGAACAAGATGAAACCATTGAAATGGATTGGCAAGGTGTTCTTGAAGCCAAGGAATTTGACTTTTTCCATGTTATTGGGGGCATTATCCGACACATGGACCGTTCTTCTTATCCGGGTAAACTGACAGGTTGCTTTGTCCCCCGTTTTGCCAAATAAAAATTTTTCCTATCAAAATAAACCACCAAAAACACAAATCATGAGCCTAGAAAAAGCTATCCAAGAAAACACCGCCGCAATGATGAAGCTTGCGGAATCAAACATTGTCCTTGCGGACACTTTCACCAGGGGAACCACCACACAGGTTGCAATTGCCAAACCGGAAGAAAAGAAGGAAACCACCGTACAAAAGAAAAAGCGTTTGAAAAAGGAAGAAGCTGAAGCAACTGAACCGGAACCAAAGGAAGTCACCAAGACTGAAGTATCAGCGGATGACTTGCGTAAGGTTGCCGGGAAGCTTGTAGAAGATGGGAAGAAAGCAGACTTCCAAGCGGTCCTGAAACAGTTTGAAACCAAGAACATCACCTTGTTTGAAAAAGACGGGGGTGACTTGGCTGAAATGCTTGAAGCACTGGAAAACCAAGCTGGTTGCAAGCTTGCAGAAATTGCAGACTAAAAACCCTTATCACGCTACGAGTGATTAACCTTTGCCGGGTTGGGTGAAACAATTAACCCGGCACCCACCTTTTTAATTTAAACTTTCAAATCCTATGCCAGAAACTAAAGAAACACATTCCCGCCTTGCACCGTCCGCCGCCAAACAGTGGGTCCCTTGCACCGCATCAATCAAATTCATCCAGGACAACCAAGACCGGATTCCTGAAGACCAACCAAGTGTGTATGCCAACGAAGGCACCATTGCGCATGAATGGTGTTCCAACATCCTTGATGGACTGAATGACATTTCTGAAGTCCCGGCGGACATGCAACCACACGTCGCCGGGTATGTTGAACTTGCAGAACGCTTGACCACCAAGAAGGACAACCGTTTTGTTGAAGCCAAGGTCCCTTTATTTTACAAGCCGGAAGACAAGGGAACCGTTGACTTTGCCCTTCTGTCAGATGAACGGGTTTATATCCTTGATTTGAAATATGGGGCAGGGGTCATTGTGGAAGCAAAAGAAAACCCGCAACTTGCCATTTATGCGTTTTCCTTAATCAAGGAGTATAAAGATTTGTATGAATTCACGGATGAAACACTTGTCACCATGACAATCTTTCAACCCCGGACGTTTGAGGGGTCCCCAACCAAGATTTGGTGTGTGACACTTGGGGAGCTAAAACAGTTCTGTGCAAAGATTGAAGAAGCGGCAATTGACATTAAAATTGGGGACATAGATGTTTTGAAGTTCGCCCCAAGTGACTCTGCTTGCCAATGGTGCGAAGCAAAGGGGATTTGCACAGCCCGTGCAAAATACAATTCCGGCAAGTTGAAGAAGGAAGCCATTGACACTTTGGAAGACTTGACCGATGAAGATTTGCCAGAAGGTCAAGAAGTCACAATGCCAAGCTTTGAAGCCCTTTCAGAATCACAGGTTGCCACAATCATTGAACATGCCCCGTCAATCAAATCTTGGTTGAACAGCATTGAATCAGAAGCACACAAGGCACTTGTAGCCGGGTTGAAGATTGAAGGATTGAAGCTTGTTAATGGGAAGCTTGGCAACCGCGCATGGAAAGACATTGAAGAAGCGGACAAGCTAATCAAAGGCAAGCTGAAGGCGGATGAACGCTACACCAAGAAGCTTATCACTTTGCCCCAAGCTGAAAAGCTTCTGAAGCAACTGGACCTGTCCACACGCTTTCAAAACCGCCTCAAGGAATTGACCTTACGGGCACCCGCCAAGCCATTGCTTGCAATTGCCAGTGATGAAAGGGAAGCAATTAGCACTTCAGCGGATGAAGTCTTGCCGGACCATGAAGCAAGTGACTTGATATAAAAGCAGAATTTGGGGGGTTGGTGAAGGTGAAGCGCATCTTTTAAATCAAGGGTTTGAATCCCTAAACCACACCAACCCCCACCAATTTCCAAGGTCCTTATTCTTAGGACCCGAAAAACCAAAAAACCAAAAATACAAAATATGAAAGTTACAATTATGAATGCCCGCCTGTCCTTTTCACAACTGTTTGCACCCAAAGCAAATGGCAGTGGGGCACCAAAATTCAAGGCAAACTTCATCCTTTCAGATGACAGTTCCATCAAGATTGATGGGAAAGTCACCAAGGGTGTTGCCAAGATTGAAGCGGCATTAAAAACCGCTTGTGATGCTGTGACGAAAGAGAAGTTTGGGAAGGTTCCCAGCAAAAGTATCAATTGGGTTGTCCGTGATGGGGCAGACGTGATTGATGTAAGCACAGATGAACCATATGACGGTTACGGTGAAGGGGTGACATACATTGCCGCTTCGTCACAACAAGACCGCCAACCGCAAGTGGTTGACCGCAACCCCAAAGTCACCATCAATGCCATTGACAACAAAATAAAAGATGGTGATTTCGTTTATGCTGTCATTGACGTATATGCCTTTGATGCAACCAAGAACCAAGGGGGCAAGGGTGCCACCGCTGGACTTCAAATTGTCCAGTTCTTTGCCAAGGGTGAAGCCTTTGGTGAAAGCGAACTTGACGCGGCAACGGAACTTGAAGACTTGGGTGAAGATGAAAACTCAGGTGAAGACTTGATGTAATCATCCCCAAATTCTGTTGATATGAACAAGCCGGGTTTTCCGCACAAATACTTGTCAAAAGTAGTGAGTGAGAAGACCCGGCTTTCTAATATCCGGGCGGGGGTCTGTAGTCATTGGGGTTGTGCCCGTCCTGCAAGAAGTGACAGTCACAAGGATTGCCACACTTGCGCCAAGCGCAAAACCCGCATGAAACACCCCTTGAAATACACATACAGTAACATCAAAGATAGCGCCCGGAAACGGAAGGTCACTTTTAATTTAACCTTAGACGAATTCAAAGCATTCTGTGACCGGACCGGGTACTTGACCAAGAAGGGCAGGGAATTTGAAGACCTGACAATTGACCGGATTGATTCTTCCAAACCTTACCAAGCTGACAACATCCGGGCTTTGACTTGGATTGACAACTGTTCACAGAAACTTGAAAACATGACAAACCCCGCTGAACCTATCGCCCGCGCACTTGCCAAGATTGCCAAGTCTGACAATTGGAAAGCTTACTTGACCCCCGCAAACATTACCTTGCAGCAAGTCCGGGCATTGATTGAACAAGAAGAAAAGGAATTTGAAGAAAACCCATTTTAGAGGTTGACGGTTAAATGAAAAACGTTTTTCTTTTAGGAATGACAAAAACAATAACCATCAATTCACCTGAACAGATCAAAT